TGAAGATTTTTATAAGTGTATGATAGCTTTAAAAGTATCACGAATGGCGTATAATACAAAAAAAGATACAATGCTAGATTGTGTTGGGTATATAGCTGCATTAGATAATTTTAAAAATAATGGCTATGAGTAATTTTGAATTGCAATATAAGCAGTTATTAAAAGACGTTTGTGATAATGGTATTTTAACGACTAATCGAACCGCTGTAAAAACTTTTAAGCTATTTAATAAAACTTTAAATATTAATTTAAAAGAAGGCTTTCCAATTGTAACTGGTAAAAAAATATTTTTTAATAAAGCTTTAGGTGAATTTAAATGGATATATGAAGGTCAAACAGATTTAGAATACCTACATAAACATAATATATTTTGGTGGGATGAATTTGCAAAAAACAATCAGCTGGGTAAAGTATATGGGTATCAAATAAAGCAATTTAACGGCATATTTAATCAAATTGAATATGTTATAAGTGAAATAAAAAATAACTCGCGTAGAGCCGTTATATCTCTTTGGAACCCGACTGATTTAAAAGATCAAGCATTGCCTTGTTGCTATACTCAATTTAATTTTGTTAGATGTAATAACGATTTAAATATGGTTATGCATTTTAGAAGCTCAGATTTGTTTTTAGGTTTACCTTACGATATTATAGTAGGAGCATTGTTTTTAATTACCATAGCAAATAAATGTGGATTAAACGCGAATCAGTTAGGTTTAAACTTAGCGGATGCACATATATATAAAACACACAGTGAACAAGTTAATGAGTATTTAAATTCTAAAATATATAATTTACCTATTTTACAAGGTAAATACGAAGACTATAACTTAAAGGATTATAATCACAATAAATTTATAAAAGCCGAATTAATAAAATAATATGTATTATATTTATCACATTGAAGGAGTAAAAGTTGGTTGTACTAAAAACCCTGCAAAAAGAATTATAGTCCAACAAGGTTACTCTGACTTTGAGATACTAGCTAAAACAAAATGTATTGATGAGGCTTCTAAATTAGAATTTGAATGGCAAAATAAATTAGGATATAAAAACGATATAAGAACATATAAACAAACAATAAACAATTTTATGCTACACATTACACAACAAACAATTACTTTTAAAAAAACATTTAATAAAGATTTTGATAATTATAATTGGCCAACTAATATTGAATTAGACCAAGATTATAATATAGAAATTAACAATGAGGTTAAAGAATATATTTTAAAAAATAATTTTAAATCAGCTCATAATGATGAAAGATATATATACACTCAGTCATTGAAAAACTTTTGGGATGTTATAAATAAGCCCGTTAATAATATTGAAATATTTGATAATATTAGACAGTGGGCAAAAGAAAGAAACTTATACGAACAAGGTAATCCACATACTCAATATGTTAAATTAATGGAAGAATCAGGCGAATTAGCTGAAGCAATATTAAAACAAGACTATGGCGAGATACAAGATGCTATAGGGGATATGATTGTAGTATTAACTAATTTAGCTCATTTGCAATCTTTAAAAATAGAAGATTGTATATATTCGGCATACGATGAAATTAAAAATCGTAAAGGCAAAATGATAAATGGTACATTTGTTAAAAATAAATAATATGAAAGCAACTTATTTACATTATGATAATGGCAAAGACTATGATGTTATAGATATTATAAAAGACTATCAACTCAATTTTAATAAAGGAAATATTATAAAATATATTTGCAGAGCGGGTAAAAAAGATAATGAAATTAAAGATCTTGAAAAAGCATTAGACTATTTAAAAAGAGAAATTGAATACTTAAGAGATGAACAAAAAAAATGGATAGAGAAGAACAAGTAATATCAGACAAACATCTTAACTATTTAAAGTGTGTACTAATAAGTCAATTACTATTAGAAGCTAACGATGACTTAAAAGGTAGCAAAGCGTTTAAACAAAACGTAAAGTATCAAGTAAGTAAGACAAACCAAATATTAGAACAGGTGTATCAAGAGGGATTTAATACAGTATACCATAACAACCCAGAGATATGCATAAACGTACTAAACAAAATTGATGGACTGATACACAAAATAAAAACAGCTACCATAGACGAGTTAGTAATGATAGACGCATTAGTAGACCAATACTTTAACAATAAAGAGGATATAAACAAAACTCAAACAACAGAATTTACTAAAATAGATTAATAAAAAAAAATATGAAATTTAACATTCAAATACAGCATTTAGGTAAAAAAGAAAACAAACACGATACGGATAAAGATATGTATCATTTAACGTTTAAAACATATAACGCTGAAGTAACAGGTAAATTTGAAAGAAGTGAAATAAGACATATAATTGAAATATTAGATAACGCAATATAAAATGACATTACAAAAACTCAAAGAAAAGTTTGACAGTATATACGGATTTGATTTAGCTGATAGATCAAGAAAGCGCGAAATGGTAGATGCTAGAAGAGTATACTGCAAAATAGCATTTAGCTTAAAGTATAACCTTAGACAAATAGGTGAAAGCATAGATAGGAAGCATTGTAATATAATACATTTATTAGATACAGTAGACCAAGCTACAGACTTTCATAAAAATGTACACGATAGCATAGTAAAAGAATACGGTTTTTTAAGTGGTGTATTTAATATAGATAAAGCAAAAGCTTTTGAAGCAAAGCTATTAAAAGAAAGGGGAGAAAGAACAGCGAGCTTAATAAAAGAAATAAACAATACTTTAATAAACTGGGATATAGACTCTTTAAATAACTTTTTACAAACAAGAGTAAAACCTTATAACAAACTAATAGAAACTACTAAACCCCAAAAAAAAGTAAAAGAAGTAAAAGGCGCTAAACTAAACAGGCCAGTTAAAAACCCAGTGCTGTGCTAAAAAAAAATAATTTTGTTTATATATTAGTAGCTTGAATAATCAAGTTTTATCAAGATAAAAGATATGAGTGAAAATCACGGAGGTAAAAGACAAGGTGCTGGCAGAAAACCAAAAGCACAAGAACAGAAACTAATAGAGCGGTTAGATGCTATAATAGACAAAGACGAAGCATTAGGTAAGTTAGGGGAGTTAGTAAAGAAAGGCGATATGAGAGCCGTACAGCTGTATTTAAGCTATCGTTATGGTAAACCAAAGGAAAGTGTAGACATAAACTCTTCGGAGGGCTTAAACATCAATTTTAGAGATTTAATTAAATTCGTTGATTAACGTACATAGTAAATATAAGCCTATAGTAAAAGAGGATAGTAGGTATTTCATAGTTAGCGGGGGCCGTGGTTCTGGAAAGTCATTTTCGGTAAACGCCCTTTTGGTTATGCTTACCTACGAACAAGGGCATACAATACTATTTACACGTTATACATTAACCTCAGCATATATATCTATTATACCAGAATTTATAGAAAAATTAGAGCTGTTTGGTTTTATACAGGATTTTCATATAACTAAAGACGAAATACTAAACAAAAAAACCGGAAGTAAAATAATATTCAGAGGTATAAAGACTTCGAGTGGCGACCAAACAGCAAACCTTAAATCCTTACAAGGTATTACAACTTGGGTAGTGGATGAAGCTGAAGAACTAACGGATGAACAAAAGTTTGATACTATAGATTTATCAGTTAGACAACAGGGCAAATCAAACAGAGTTATATTAATACTAAACCCAACAACTAAAGAGCATTTTATATACAAGCGCTTTTTTGAGGACAGAGGGGTACAAGAGGGAAGCAATATAACCAAAGAAAACACAACCTACATACACACCACATACATAGACAACATAGACAACTTATCTAAAAGCTACATAGACCAAATAGCACAAATGCGTGAACGTAGACCAGAGAAGTATAAACAACAAATGTTAGGTGCGTGGTTAAACAAAGCAGAGGGGGTTATATTCAGTAACTGGACAATAGGCGATTTTAAAAGATACAGCGTAAGTGTGTGGGGACAAGATTACGGATTTGCAGCAGACCCAAGTACACTTGTTGAGGTAAACATAAACACAAGCACAAAGACAATCTATTTAAAAGAGTGCTTTTAC